GTGTGGTCCGGGGCCGCCCCGGGTGGCCGTACTGGGAGATCCGCTCGACGCTGCTGTCGAGGTTCTTCCCGACCTGGCAGCAGCGGCAGTCTGTCCAGGTCACCGCGCAGTGGGGTTGGACAACCATCCCCGAGCCGGTGAAGCAGGCGTGCCTCGTTCTCGCCGCGGAGACGTTCAAGTTGAAGGATGCCCCCTTTGGTGTGGCCGGCTTCAGTGACTTCGGCGCCGTGAGAGTGCGCGACAACCCGATGGTCGCGCGGATGCTGACACCGTTCCAGCGTGATCCGATGCTGGTGGTCAAGGGCTGATGGCCACGATCGTGCAGGTCATGCAGGGCATCGAGACCCGCCTCAAGACGATCACGGGGTTGCGGGCTGAGGAGTTCAAGCCCGACCAGATCAACCCACCTCAAGCGATCGTCGGCGTACCTCCGATCCCGAACTATCGCAGCTCGTTCGGTCCTACCGGGCAACTCACCATCGAGCCCACCGTCACGCTCCTTGTCTCGGCGGCGCTCGATCGAGTCGGGCAACTGAAGCTCGCCTCGTACGTCGACAAGACCGGTGCGCAGTCGATCTTCGCCGCAATCGAGGCGGACAAGACCCTCGGCGGCCTGGATGTCGAGTGCACCGTCAAGAGCTTCGATCCGCTGACCTCGCAGGAGGTCGGGCTGATCGGCTACTACGGCGGGATTTTCAGGCTCTCAGTCATCACTACCGGATAGAAGGAGAACCAACCATGGCCGCACTTGCTGCCACCACCCCCACTGTCACAGGTGTGGTCATCGCGGGTGCTGCTGTTGCCGCATCCGACACGATCGCCCGGTCCGTCATGGGACCGAAGGGCGCCTACCTGAAGATCATCAACGGGAACGCCGCGTCTGACTCGGTGACCATCTCTGATGCCGGATTGACTCCGGCCGGCAACCCCCTGGTCGGCACGGCGATCACGAAGGTGGTTACCAACGGGACGTCGCAGGTCTTCTGCATCAAGCCCGAGCAGGTCGACCCGGTGACGAACCTCGTCACGATCACCCACTCGGTGACCGCAACGGTGACCTACGAGCTCGTGCCGGTCGGCTTCTGATGGCCAACAAGTACAGGCCTGTCTCGGTCGTCGGCAAGGCCACCTACGGCGAGGAAGAGTTCGAGGCCGACCTCTCGGCCTCCGAGGAACTGGACGCGCTCAGCGGCGGCCACCTCGAGCTCGTGCCCCGCACCTACCGCGTCCTGTCGGACAACTACACCGCGGCCGGACAGGGCGAGACGTTCCTGGCCGTGTATCCGGTGGAGAACGAGGCCGCGCTGATCAGCGGCGGCCACATCGAACGGGTTGACCCCGAACCGCTTGTCCCCACTGAGCCCGGCACGGTCGTTCCGGCATCCAAGAAGAAGAAAGAGGACTGACCCATGGCCGCGTTCACACTGACCGACGCGTTGATCATCATCAACGGTGTCACCCTGTCCGATCACGCGAACAAGGTGACCATCACGGACAACCGCGAGGAGAAGGACGCCACCGCGTTCGGCGCCACCAGCAAGTCGGTCCTCAAGGGCCTCGGCGACGCCAGCATCGTGATCGGCCTCTTCCAGGACTACGCCGCCGGCAAGACCCACGCGACCCTGCTGCCCCTGATCTCGTCGACCACTCCGGTTCAGATCGAGGTGCGGGCGACCAGCGCCGCGAGGTCCGCGACCAACCCCGGGCACGTGCTGGCGACCGCGCTGATGTTCGACTACACCCCGCTCGACGCGAGTGTCGGCGACGTGCCGATGACGACCGCGACCTTCAAGAACTCAGGCAACGCGGGAATGACCTACCCGACGGTCTGATGGCTGACTTCGAGGTCACCAGCACGGATCAGTTCATCCGTGCTGCCAGGGCGCTCAACGCGCAGGGCTCAGCCGGCAAGGGGCTGAAGCGTGAACTGATGGCCGAGATCAAGACGGCCGTGAAGCCGATGGAGAACGAGGTCCGCAGGGATCTGCCGCAGTTCCTGCCGAGGCGGTACGCCCGGGTCCTGGGCGCGAACCTCGTTGTCCGCCCCTCGCAGAAGACCACCGGCAACTCGGTGGGTCTGAAGGTGACCGGCTACGCCCCGGGCCAGGCCCAGCGTCGGCAGGTCAACCCGATCAACGCCGGGATCCTGCGCCACCCGGTCTTCGGCAACCGCAAGGTCTGGATCGCTCAGAAGGTGAAGGCCGGTTTCTGGTCGATCCCGATGGAGCGGTCCCGTGACATACCGGCCGCGGCGATCCGCCGCGCCATCCAGAAGACCATCAGCAAACTCACCTAGGGACGTGGACCCGTGGCAGTGACAAGTAAGCAGGTCATCAAGATCGGTGACGAGGAGATCTGGTTCGACCACGAGAAGATCCTCAACGTGGAGGCCATCGCCATCGAGAAGGCCGCCGGGCTGATCTGGACCGAGGTCCTGATGGGGTTGGCGCAGGGCCGCATCTCCGCGGTCTCCGCCATCGTCTGGGTCATCCGCAAGCGAACCAACCCGGTGCTCAAGTTCACTGACGTGGTCTTCAACGTCGGGGACTACGAGATCATCGACCCCGACGTCGATGAGCGCTACGCCGAGCCTGCGCCCGAGTTGCCCGTCGAGGATGAGTCGGCCCCAAAAGACGAGCCTCCAGTCGCGCCGAGCTCAGAGCCGAGTACTGGCTCCCTCTAGCCGACCACCTGCACCTGTCCCCCACGGACATCGACCTCCTGTCTGTTGAGGAGTTCGATCTGGCCATCGCGTACGTCGAGAAGAAGGGGGGTGCCTGATGGCTGGGGCAACCAAGGTCGAGTTCGATGTACTCGCCAACGACAAGGCCTCCGCGAAGCTCGACAAGGTCGCCAAGAGCTTCGACTCAATGGGCAAGAACTCCAAGGTGGCCGGCAATGGCGCCGCCGAGAGCATCGGCAAGCTCCCGGCTGCCCTGTCCGCCGCCAACCAGAACATCGCCAAGTTGTCCAAGACGTTGGCCACCGCGAACGACGCGGCAGCCAACGCGGCGGACCGGCTGAAGACCGCGCAGATTCGGCTGAACGAGGTCCAGGGCAGCGGCAAGGCGAAGGCGTCCCAGCTCGCCGCTGCCGAAGATGCCGTCGCCGCGGCGCAGCGCAAGGCGAACTCCACATCTGCTACCGCCAAGGCTGCCACCGAGGACCTGGCTGCTGCCCAGGTGAAGGCCAAGGCCGCCGCCGACGATGTGGCGAAGGCCCAGGCTAACGCTGGTGCGCAGTCGGCGAAGCTCGGCGCCGGGGCGGGTAAAAACTTCAGCCTTGGATTCTCCAAGTCCCTGGGGAAGCTCGGCGGCGGTATCAGCAAGACTGTCGGCGGGATCGCCAAGGTCGGCGGCGCCGCAGCTATAGGGGCGGGTGTCGCGATCGGCGCCGCCTTCATCGGCGGCATGACGAAGGCGATGGACACCCAGGAGGCCAACCACCTCCTCGCGTCGCAGCTCGGGCTCACCGGCCCGCAGTCCGCGAAGGCGGGCAAGATTGCCGGGGACCTCTACAAGAACGCCTACGGCGACTCGGTCTCCGAGGTCAACGGCGTTCTGAAGGAGGTCTTCCAGAACGGCCTCGCCACTGTCAACGACAGCGCCGCCGCGATCAAGGGCGTCAGCACTCAGGTGATGAACTTCGCCAAGATCGCGGGCGAAGAAGCCCTCCCCGTGACCAGGGCTGTCTCGCAGATGCTGAAGACGGGGCTGGCGAAGAACGCCACCGAAGCCTTCGACATCCTCACCCGCGGCCAGCAGCTGGGAATCAACAAATCCCAGGATCTCCTGGATACTTTCAACGAGTACGGCACTCAGTTCCGCAAGATCGGCCTGGACGGTCCGACCGCCCTTGGTCTGATGAGTCAGGCCCTCAAGGGCGGCGCTCGGGATTCCGACCTCGCCGCGGACTCCCTGAAGGAGTTCTCGATCCGAGCGATCGACGGCAGTAAGACCACTGTGGACGCCTTCACGTCCCTGGGCCTCAGCGCCAAGGGGATGCAGGAGCAGATCGCGGGCGGTGGCCCGAAGGCTGCGGCCGGCCTCGGCATAGTGCTGGACAAGCTGCGCAGCATCAAGGACCCCGCCGAGCAGTCTCGGATCGCGGTCGAGTTGTTCGGCACCCAGGCCGAGGATATGGGCAAGGCCCTGTTCGCCATGGACACCGGCACCGCCGTTGCCGGTCTGGGGAAGCTGAAGGGCGCTGCGGCCGACGCCGGGGACACCCTGAACAACACCGCCAAGGGCAAGTTCACCAGCATCATCCGCACCATCAAGACCACGCTGGTGGACGCGATCTCCAAGTACGCGCTGCCCTCGCTGGAAAGTTTCGCCGACTGGTTCGCCGGCCCGGGCCAGTTCGTCGCTGCCAACTGGGCGATCGCCGGTGCGCAGGCGATGATCACGCTGTCGAAGTGGACCTCGCAGATCCTCAGCGGGATCGTCCTGACGACCATCGACTTCGGCCTGAAGATGACCGACATCCTTGATGCCACCTACGGCAAACTGCCGGGCAACAAGGAGGTCTTCAAAGAGGGCAAGAAGCGGATGGAGGCCTACCGCGACGACGTCTCGACTGCCTTCGGCAAGACCGGCGAGGTTTTGGACCAGTGGAACACCGACCTCGAGACGCTTCAGAACGAGGTCAAGTTCAAGGCTGACATCGCTGACCTCGAGGCGAAGTTGAAGACCGCCAAGAAGCAGTTGGAGGACAAGAACCTCACCAAGGAGCGCCGCGCTCAGATCCAGGCGAACATCAAGGACCTGGAGGACAAGCTCCGCCAGGCCAGGGGCGACCTCGCCAGCCCGGCGTTGACGGCCACGAAGATCGCGAAGCTGCAGGCGAACAAGACGGACCTGGACGCCAAGATCAAGGCGGCCCAGTACGCCCTCTCGGCGCCGAGCCTGACGGCCACCAAGCGCGCCAGTCTGCAGGCGGACATCAAGCAGTTGCTGGCCGCAAAGGCGCAGGCTCAGGCGGCGATCAACGCGCTGACCGGCAAGACGGTCTATGTCCAGGTCCGCGCCAAGATCGACAACCAGCTGTCCACGCACACCAGCTACGTGCCGGGCCGGGCCGTGGGTGGCCCGGTGAGGAAGAACCAGCCGTACGTGGTCGGCGAGCACCGGGCCGAGCTGTTCATCCCTAACCAGGACGGCACAATCATGCCCTCGATCCCGAAGGCGATGGGCGGTTCTGGCTCCGGTGGTGGTGGGACGCAGACGCTACGCATCGAGATCGCAGCCGGGGACTCGGGCGGCTATACCAAGTTCCTCGTCGGGGAGCTCCAGAAGTACATCCGGACCGCGGGCGGCAACGTCCAGGTTGTGTTGGGGAAGGGCTGATGGCGTTCCCCGCTGACCCGCTGCCGGTGCTGGTGGAGATGAAGGTCGGTTCGACGTGGACCGACATCACCTCCGACGTGCTCGTGCGTGACGGGATCGACATCTCCCGCGGCAAGCAGAGCGAGGATGGTCAGGCGCCGCCGCAGACGTGCCGCCTGACGCTGAACAACCGCGCCGGCAAGTACTCGCCCCGCAACCCGCTGAGCACCTACTACGGGCAGATCGGCCGCAACACCGGGCTTCGGGTGGCGGTGCAGGTAGACCCCGTGTTCGACGCCTACACCAGCGCGCAGGGCACCGGGGATCTGTCGTTTACCCACACGCCTGTCGGGACTCCCACCGGGGTGTGTGTGTTCGTGTGGCAGTACAACACCGCCGCCAATCAGGTCGCGAGCGTCACCTACGGCGGCGTCGCGATGGAGAACAAGATCCTCGGCCTGTTCGTGTTCGGCGCGGTCAACGTCGTGGGCTACATGTACTTCCTGAACCGGGACATCCCGACCGGCCCGCAGACCGTGGTGGTGGACACGACGGCCGTGATCATGCGGCAGGCAAGCGCTATCACCATCACCGGCGGGACTCACTGCGAGTTTGAGAACTCGGTCAACGCCTACAGTGACGCCACCCCCAGCGCCAACCCGAGCTTCAGCATCCTCACGACCAAGCGGTCATTGATTCTCGGGTCGCTCCTCAGTGATCTGGATGACGGCAGCACCATCTCGCCCGGGACCGGCTACACGCAACTCGGGGAGCATGACCTCGGCACGGAGACGGTCTCGGCCACGAGGGCGTCGGTCGGGGCGCTGGCCCCATCGAACTGGGCCGTGCTCTGGAACGCCGCCTCCGCACACTGGGGGATCATGGCTGTCGCGGTCCGGGCCGTGCACTACCGGTTCTGGGGTGAGGCGTCGTCGTTCCCGCCGAAGTGGGACACCAGCACGAACGACGCCTATGTGCCGCTCGAGGCGTCGGGGATCCTGCGGCGTCTTAGTCAGGGCACCGACCCGCCCGACTCGGGGCTGCGGAACTTCATCCTCGCCTCCGCCGGCCTGTTCCGTTACTGGCCACTGTCCGGCGCGAAGGGCACCAAGTACAGCCTCGACATCGGCGGGGTGTTCGCTACCGGCAGCCAGTTCGTCTCCCGGGTGCCCGGCGGCACGGGGAACTTCGTATACGGCACCGACATGGGCAGCGAGTTTCTCGGGACCGGCGTGGCCTTCTTCAACTCCAACGATGGCCCGATGGAGGGCTCAGTCTCGAGCCCGTACGCGAACTGGGCGCTGGACTTCGTGTTCTCGACGATCGAGAGCACCGGCGGGATGGGCAACTTCACGGTCCGCTGCTACGACTACAACTCGGCACAGTGGTCGCTGAACTTCAACGCCGGTATCGCGCAGGTCAGCTTCGATGACGGCGTGCTCGGCCCGATTGGGTTCTCTCCGACCGGCGTCCTGCCTCAGTTGCAGGATCTCGGGCCGCATCACGTCCGGCTCGAGGTCCGCGCGAACGGCGCGAACACCGACTGGACGCTGTCAATCGACGGGGTCGCGGTCGACACCGGCACGCAGGCCGCCTCCAACGTGTACGGCCTGATGGCGTTCCAGTTCTACATGGCCCGGGCGGCCGGCCAGGAGCGCATCAACCTTGCGCACGTCGCCGTGTGGTCGGACCCGACCGTCACCTGGCCGTCCGCCACGTTGGCCTCGCAGGCGGCGTTCGGGTACGCCGGTGAGGAGGTGGGCGCCAGGATCCTCCGTGTCGCCACCCTGGCGGCCTTCCCCCTCACGTCGATCGGGGACATGACAGACACCATTTCGATGGGTGAGCAGCACTCCGAAGGCTCACTGGTGGTGATCCGCGACGCCGAGAGCACGGACCTTGGAATCCTGACCGAATCCAAGGACGCACTCAGCCTGCTGTACCGGACCCGAGGATCTCTCTACAACCAGACGGTCAAGGCGACGATCGACGCGGCGGCGCTGGAACTGTCGCCCCCGTTCGAACCGATCGACGACGACCAGGCGACCCGGAACATCATCACCGCAGTAAGGCGTAACGGGGACAGCTTCCGCCTGGAGGACACCACCTCCAGGCTGTCCAGCCTTGACCCGCCGTTGGGTGTCGGTCCCTACAAGGATGAGATCACCTTCAATGTCGAGACCGACGCCCAGTTGCAGGGCATGGCGGCCTGGTCGCTGAACCTCGCCACAGTGGACGAGGCCCGGTACCCGTACATCACTGTCGAGCGCGCCAACCGGGCCGTGGTCGCCAACGCCACTCTCTCAACAGCGCTCCTGACGGTGGACATCGGAGACCGGATCGCCGTCGCCAACGCCGATGTGGCCCGGATCTACGACGACATCTCCCTGCTGGTACTGGGCTACTCGGAGCGGATGGGTGCCTACGAGCACACCATCACCTTCAACTGCGCCCCCGAGTCCCCCTACAACGTGGCCGTCTACGGCTCCGCGGTGGGGAGTGGCCCGGACCGGTACGACGCCGCTGGCAGTTCCCTCACGGCGGGGGTGACATCGACCGCGACATCCTTGTCGGTCACGACCACGGCCGGGAACGCGCCCTGGACAACGACTGTGGCCGAGTTCCCGTTCGACATCCAAGTCGCCGGGGAGCGGATGACGGTCACCAACATCACGTCCGCTACCAGTCCACAGACGTTCACAGTCACCCGCTCGGTTAACGGCGTGGTCAAAGCCCAGGCGGCCGCTGCCGCAGTGCGGCTCTGGAACACGCCCCGCTACGCCCTCTGAGGAGCAACGATGGTTCAGCTAGCTGGAGACACGATCATCGCCCCCGGCTTACCCAACTGCCAGGTCTTCACGGCGTCGGGCACGTGGACCAAGCCGTCCGGGCTGCGGGCGGTGCTGGTCGAGGTACTGGGTGGCGGCGGTGCCGGCGGCGGTGTGGCCGGTTCGGCGACTGCCGGCTCATCCGGCGTCGGCTCCGGTGGTGGCGCGGGCGGTTACTCCCGCGAGCTGATCCAAGCATCAGCCCTGGGCGCGACCGAGACGGTCACAGTCGGCGCGGGGGGCGTTGCCGGTGCGGCAGGCGCTGTCGCGGGCGGCAACGGTGGAACCTCCAGCTTCGGTGCTCACTGCACAGCGACCGGCGGCACCGGTGGCTCCGGCGGAACGGCAGGCACCGGAAACACCCTGGCCGGCGGTGGTACCGGTGGGGTCGGCTCGGCCGGTGACCTGAACCTCACCGGCACCCAGGGCGGCTCTGCGCGCGTGTTCGGTGGCGTCCCGTCCGAGTACGGCATAGGCGCCAACTCGCAGTACGGCGGCGGCGGCACGTCGGCACCGGGCACCGCCGGCACCAACGGTCGCGCAGCCGTCGGGTTCGGCTCCGGTGGCGGTGGCGGTTTCGACCGCGTGAGCACCCCGACCAACCGAAGCGGCGGTGCCGGCGGCGGCGGCCTGGTCATCGTCACCACATATTTCTGATGAAGCAGCGGATCGTCAACCACATCGGCAACCGGGGCATCGCCTTGGCCATGCTCGGTGCGCTGTGGATCTTCACCGCCCTCGGTATCGCCCTCGAGCCCCTCAAGCGCGCCGCCCTGCTGGACGAGCGCCTCCCCGTCTGGCTGCGAGTGTGCCTCTGGGGCGGTCCCGGACTCCTGGCCCTGGCTGCGTGCTACTGGCGGAAGCTCGACACCGAAGCGTGGGGCTGGCTGATCGTCCCTGCCCTGATCCGCTTCATCTCGTTCCTGTTCGGCTGGCTCTGCAGCCTCGTCGACTGGGAAGCATTCGCCTACCCAGAGGGGTGGCGCGGCGCTACCTCGATCGCTGTGTTCGTCGTGTTCATCAAGACATGCGCAGCCGGATTGGATCGGCCCGCGCCTGCCCAACGGGAGGCCTAATGGACTGGGGTCAAGTGGCTACAAACGTAGTGGTCCTCGCAGTTGGTCTCCTCGGTGGCCGTTGGACTCGCAAGAGCGCCAAGGAAGCCAACGCGGGGCAGCTGTACAACCAGGTGACCACGATGCAGTCCGGCGAACTGAAGCGCCTCAGCGACCGCCTCGAGGCCGTGGAACACGACCGCGACCAGTCCAAGCAGATGAACCGCGAGCACATGAAGTGGGACTGGATCCTGATCCGCCGGCTCCGTATCGCGCTTCCCGACGAAGAGTTTCCCGACCCACCCCCGCTCGACACCTAACGGGAGGAACCATGGCTCTGTACCCCGGTGCCCGGCAACGCCCCATCACCCCCGGCACCAACGATCCGCCCATCATCGTGATCGGCGCGATCCTCCACGTGGACGCAGGCAACTCGAAGTCCCTCTACGGCTACTTCAACGGGCCGAGCGGTGGCATCGAGAGCCACTTCCACGTACCGAAGGAAGGCCAGCCCGAGCAGTACCGCGACACCGGCCGTGAAGCTGACGCGAACCTGAAGGCGAACTCGTTCATCGGCAAGGATGGTCGGCGCTACGGTTACATCTCGATCGAGACGCAGGGCTTCGGCGCCGGCGAGTGGAACCCCCACCAGCTGGACGAGATCAAGAAGCTGCTGACGTGGCTGTCGCAGACGCACAACTTCCCGCTGCAGCGTTGCCCCGCGCACATGTCACCCGGTGTCGGCTACCACGTGATGTTCGGTGCGCCCGGCCCGTGGACGCCTGTCTCCAAGGACTGCCCCGGCAAGGATCGGGTCAAGCAGTTCAACAACATCCTCGTGCCGTGGTTCAAGACCCCGAAGGGCGACGACGTGCAACTCTCTGACCCGGTCGGTCCCGACCGCAGTGATCCCAAGACCCCACTCACCCTCGGTGAGGCCGCCAACCGTGGCGGCTACGCCTACTGGGCCATCCGCCCCGGCGGCGACATCTTCAAGCTCATCCAGGCCCAGGACGGCGAGATCTCGGCGCTCAAGGCCCGGCTTGCCAAGCTGGAAGGCGCCCCAAAAGCCTGACGGTCACCGACCTCCAGGCCATGTTCCCTGACAAGGTCGGTGACCCTGCTGTCGTGGCAGTAGGCCTGCCGTCCCTGCTGGCGCAGATGGAACTGGCGGAGATCAACACTCCCCGCAGGCAGGCCGCGTTCCTCGCGACCCTCGTCCACGAGTCGGAGCTCCGCTACAACATCCGCGAGCGAGGCGACACCCGCCTCTACGGTGGCCGCGGCTACATCCAGTTGACCGGCGTCGACAACTACAAGGACGCCGGGGTGTACCTCGGCGTGGACCTCATCGCCACCCCCGACCTCGCTATGTCGCTCGAGTGGTCCGCGAAGATCGCCCGCTGGTACTGGACGAAGGCGCGCAAGTGCAACGCGCTGGCCGACGCCCTGCAGATGGGGAAGGTCAACGCCGCGATCGGCTACCCGCCCGGCCCCGAGGACGAGCGACGCTGCGAGTCATTCCGCAGGGCCCTGCTGTATCTGACCGGCGCCGTGCCCTCCGGCATCTCCTGCGCCCGCTGAACGGAGAACACATGCTCAAACGCCTACTGGCCGCGGTCCTGCTCGCTGGAGTTCTCAGCACCGGACTGCTGGTCCCGACCGCCGAGGCGCGGCCCTGTTTCCACGCCGAGTGTGACTGAAAGGAACATCATGAAGTTCGCCGAGTACGCCAAGATGTACGCCGCCCTCGCCGGCGCCGTGCTGACGGCGATCCTGTCCGCGCCGATCCCCATGCTGGACCCGGTCCGGCCGTACCTCGTCGTGGCCAGCGTGATCGTGACCGCTCTCGCCACGGCCTTCGTGGAGAACAAGCCCGCCCAGCAGGACGCTGTCTGATGCCCGGCTGGGTATGGGTCGCCATCGGCTTGGCGGCGATCCTGCTGGTCCTCTTCCTCGTGGGGATCCGCTTCGATCTGACCGTGCACTAGCCTGGATCTGCAAGCCCAAGCGCACGTGCGGGTACGCACAACGCCCCACCTCTCCCCTCGCCGGGGAAAGGTGGGGCGTTGTTCTGCGTCTACTCCGCGATCATCCCGGGTGCCAGTGCTCGTGGACGATGCCGGATAGCGGCGCGGGCTTCGCGGTCAGTCGGGTCTTGTCTCCCTGCGGCATGGAAGTCACGCCCGACCGCATCAGTCGCTCTGCCTCTTCGGGCGTCTCGGCCCACACGACCCCGGACACAAAGCAGTCGTACTCGAAGTCGTCCTCGTGGATCTCCACCAACCACAGCGTCAATGGTGTAGATCCCTCGCTCGTCACGTCTACTCCTCGATGATCAGGTTGAACCGGGCTGCGACATCGGCAGCCTTGGCCTCGGTGTCATACCGGAGCGACAGCCGATACCGGTGCGGGTCATGCTCGGTGTCCACGATGCGCCACTGCTCGTGCTCGTCCTGCTCGACTACGAACTTTGGCTCGCTCATGGAAACTCCTGCCGCTCCGAGTTGTCCCCAGCCACGCTACTTGGTGACCTTGATGGAGACGACCTCGAGGCTCGGCACGGTGGTGTTGCCGCCGATCTGGGTGTCGTAGCTGTACGAGCCGACGACCCGTACCTTCGCGGTGAAGAAGTCACCCTGGACCAGATCATCGAGGAGCCCGCCCGCGGCTTGCTGCTGGAAGACGGTGTTCGTCGGGTACTCGAATGAGTCCGCGTGCCGCATGCTGTCCACGTCCGCCCGGAACCCGTCCTGACCAGTGGCCGCATCGAACTGGGTCACCACTCCGTAGACGGTGATCGTCTCGCCGACGTGGGAGTCGGGGCTCTTGGCGATCTTGGCCCACTCGCGCTTCGTCAGCTTCTTGTAGACGACCGGCGTCGGCTTGGGCGTCGGGGTGATCTTGGTCGGCGCCGGGGTGGGCTTCGGGGTGGCTACCGGCGCGGTGGTCGGCGCGGTGGACCGTGTCACGGTCGGCTTGTCGGTGGTGGTGACGACGTTGGGCAGCGTGGTCTGCGAGGCCTTCGGCTCGGCGAGGCCCGCGGCAATCCCGCCCGCGATGACTACGGCGAGGCCCGCGGCGATGACGGTCAGGACGATGCGGCCGGTGTGTTTCTTCTTCGGCTGCGGCTCTGGCTGCGGCTGGAACGGCTGCTGCTGAAAGTGCGACATTTGGGTGCTCCCCCTGGAGAAGGTAGTGAAGATGATGGGCCGACAGTAACGAACAATGGTCGAGACCGCTACCCCTCAAGGCGTACTATCGCCGCATGACCTCAATCGTGATCTATTGCCGGATCTCGCGTGACCGTGAAGGACTCCGCCTAGGGGTCCAGCGGCAGGAGGAAGACTGCCGTGCGCGCGCCGAGCGGGACGGCTTCCGGATCGATCACGTCTACATCGACGACGACCTGAGCGCGTCGACCCGAGCGAGGAAGCCACGCCCACAGTTCGACGACATGATGGCAGCGGCCGAGCGGGGTGAGATCGCGGTGATCATTGCCTACAGCAACTCCCGCCTCACCCGCCGGCCGCTCGAGTATGAGCGACTCATCCGGGTTCACGAGCAGACCGGGGTCAGGTTCCTCACTGTGGTCTCCGGGGACGACGACCTGTCCACAGCTGATGGCCGTATGGTCGCCCGGATCAAAGCCTCGGTCGATGCAGCGGAAGCGGAGCGGACCAGCGAGCGGGTTCTGCGGTCCGTTGACCAACGCTCTGCGGCCGGGCATCACCACGGAGGCCCTCGCCCCTACGGATGGGTCGACGGGATCGAGGTCGACAAGGCTGAGGCCAAGGTGATCCGCGAGGCGGCGCGCCGGGTCGTCGCAGGTGAGTCGCTGCGAGGTATCTGCGACAGGTTCAATACCCGCGGCGTACCAGCTGCGCAGGGCGGCGAGTGGAAGCCCAGCCCGCTTCGCCGGATCCTGATCAATCCGCGCCTCGCCGGGTGGCGTACCCGCAACGGTGAGCGCGTCGCCAAAGGGGTATGGGCGCCGATCCTCAAGGAGGCGACCTGGCTGGAGGTTCACGCGATCCTGACGGACGCGCAGCGCCGGGCATACAAGCCGGCCGGGCGGGTGAATCTCCTCACCGGGATAGCCCGCTGCGGGGAGTGTGACCAGAGGATCTCCAGTGCCATCTCCAAGGGCCGCGGTGATCGGCCCAAGCGGCATCAGTACTACTGCCCGGCCTGCAAGCTCTACCGCGTCATGGGACCGGTCGACCTCTACGTGGAGGGGGCGATGATCCAGTACCTCGAGGACGCCGGTGAGATGGAACAGCAGGCGGTCGACACCGACCCG